GCGGCGCAAATAGTTTCTGCAACCTAATAGGAAAGATATAGAATGGCACAAGAATTTAAAATTGGCAGATTACGATTTACATGGAAAGGCGCATGGACTACGGCAACTACATACAGTCGAGATGACATTGTCAGTTACCAAGGCAAGACTTATGTTTGTTTAATTGCCAATACAAGTGACGCAACAAATTTTTACAACGATTTAAATCACGTAACTGGTAGTGGTGCAACTACCCCATACTGGAATTTAATTATCGACGGTAAAACCTTTACTGGACAATGGAATACAGGTACTCCCTATAGTTTAGGCAATATTACCATCTTTGGCGGCCAAATTTATTACTGTACAACACAACACACATCTACAGCATTTGCCGCCCAATCAAATTATTGGGCACTATATACACAGTTCCCTAACTGGCACGTCACTTGGACCACTGGCACCGCATACGGTGTAGGAGATGTAGTTAAGTACGGCGGTATCATATATCAATGTATAAACAATCATACTAGTTCAGCTACTACAGCATTGGGTTTAGAAGCTAACCAAGCCGCTTGGAAAGTTTTTTATAGTGGTGTAGACTATAAAAGTGCATGGTCTGCTAATACTCGATATAAAGTAAACGATCTTGTAAAAGAAGGCGCAAACATTTATCAATGTACTACATATAATAGTGATAGTGCATTTACTCCTGGAAACTGGTCTCTGTGGTTGCCTGGATTAGAATATGCAAATAGTAATTTATGGAGTGCTGGCTCAACCTATCAAGCTGGTGATACTGTTGAATACGGCGGTTATACATACATTGGAAAAACTACAAACAACCAAGCAAACATTCCAAGTAGCTCTCCTAGCAATTGGTCATTGTTTACACAAGGATTCTTATTCTCAGGCGACTGGAATAGCAATAGTGCATACATAGTTGGTAACATGGTTCGCAGACACGGCAGACTATATTCTGCGAATGCTAACAGCACTGGGCAAGATCCGTCAGCATTTGCAGTTACAACAACTTATAATTCTTCAGGTAGCTCAGGTACAACTTTAATAGTTGCTTCAGGTTCTGGAATAACTCCAGGCATGTATGTAATTGGTGTAGGGTTTACACAAGGCCAGCAAGTAGTAAGTGTATCAGGTACAACAGTAACATTAAGCGCAGTACCCGATTCAACTGCAACATTAGTCAATAGTCAAATTTTAAATTTTATTGGTATAAATTATAGTTACTGGAATTTATTAATCCCAGGAACTCAGTGGACTAAGACATGGGTTACCGGTACTTTTTATTCTGTAGGCGATATTGCAGTTTGGCAAAATACCACGTATGTGTGTGTGCAAAGCCACACCGCAGGCACAGTCGGAGTTAATGGAAATAGACCAGATTTAGATACAACTAATACATACTGGGTAATTTATGTAACACACGCTAGAAAAAATGCCATGAACACCGTTGGTGACATGGAATATTATAATAGCAGTATGTCTAGCTATTTGGCATTGCCGATTGGAAATTCATCTAATACTTTAAGATCAACAGCTAACACTCCAGCCTGGGCTAACATCAATACAATTTCAAATGTATATTATGTATGTTCAACATCGGGTCAAAACGCTGTCGGATATGGTAACACTTGGGATAAACCATTCCAATCTATTGCTTATGCATGTAATCTTATATCTGCTGGAACACAATTACCAAACACTGTGGCATTATTAGTTGCTAACAAATCGTGGATGTTGGCTGAGATGGTTCAGTGGGCAAGATATCAAATTACAAATAACATAAGTCCTTATACTTCAAGTTATGCATTTGATTCTGTAAAAGCTGCCAGAGATGCAGGATACATTATCGATGCATTGGCTTACGATATAGGTCGTGGCGGAAATAGTCAAACAGTTGCAGCCGCACTAGCATTTTTTGCATTTGGACAAAACAACGTATTTTTTAGTACAGCAGTAGCATCGGATGTTCCATACTATATTCCGATGTTAAACTACTTGACCAGTTTAATAAATTTTGCAATTACACAAACTAATCCATCTACTAATTATCAAACTACTAACGGTATAACACCAGTTATCTATCAATCTACTGGATTAGCTAGTGCAGAAACTAACGTACTGACTGGTGTCAGTGGAGCTAATAGTGCGGCCGCATTAATAAGTTATATTCTTACAACATTGTCTACTCAAAGTACATACGCATTACCTAGTCCTAACAGTGGTATCAGTAGTACAATATTTGTTCGAACAGGAACTTACAATGAATCGTTACCAATTACAGTTCCAGAAAATATTGCCATTGTTGGAGACGAATTGCGCGGTGTAGTAGTACAGCCGGCAATTAGTATCAATACTTCTGCTACAGCCAGCAATTCTGCAACTAACACATTTACAGTAACTAATGTAAGTGTTATGGCAGATCAGATGCCTGTGATGTTTGCTGTTTCAAATATATTAAATGTAATAGGTACAACATATCTAGGATTTGGCGGAATTGTAACAGGACAAAAATATTATGTAGTTGGTTCAACCATTAATACAACTACTAATCAATTTAGTGTAACTAGTACAACAGGAACTTACACATATCAAACAGCAAATAATATTACTAGTTCAGGATCAAATGCAACATTTTCTGTTAGTGCAACTAGTGCCGGCACATATAATGTATCAGTTAGCTATGCAGGCATTGGATACTCAGTCGGCGATAAATTAAGAATTCCAGGTGGAAATCTAGGTAACACAACTATAACAGCAACATCTTTAGTCCAAGGTAATGTTTACACTATTGTAAGTCTTGGTACTACTAATTTTACACTGAATGGTGCTTCTTCAAACACAGTAGGCACATCATTCACTGCAAGCGCAGTTGCAGGTATTGGCACAGGAACAGTTAGTTTGTCAGTCAATGATGTTAATATAACTGTAACTGGCATTTCAAATCCTGTGACCGTCAATAGTATTACAACTGGTGGTATAGCAACTGTTACAAATACAGGATCTACTATAGTACAGTTAGCTTCTTATTCTGGCGGCAATATGACGGTGTATGCTGGAGATTCTTTGAAAGATATGTTCCGTTTACGTAACGGTACAGGTTTGCGTAACATGACTTTTGTTGGCCTAGTTGGTACATTGGGTGGCGTAGATAGTTTCTTAATACAACGACCAACAGGTGGTAGCTATGCATGTTTAGATCCTGGTACAGGACCAAACGATACTACTGCTTGGATTTTCCGTCGTAGTCCGTATGTACAAAACATTACAGCATTTGGTAACGGATGTACTGCGTTGAAGATTGATGGAACATTGCATAATGGCGGAAATAAATCTATTGTTTGTAATGACTTTACACATATTGTTAATGATGGTATTGGTATCTGGTGTACAGGCCCTGGCGCATTGACTGAAGCAGTATCTGTATTCTCATACTACGGATATTCTGGATATTTTGCCGAAGCAGGCGGACGTATCCGTGCAACTAACGGTAACAGTTCGTATGGTACATATGGTGTAATTTCAGAAGGCTATGACATAACAGAAACTCCTGCAACTGGAATTGTGTTTAATCAAAGCTCTCAAGTACAAGCAACAGTACAAAGTTCGTACGGTACTGCGGCACAATTATTAAGATTAAGTTATTCAAATGCTGGATCTAACTACGTTAGTACAACAACAAACATGTTGGCCTTTAGTAATAACTTTATTGGAGCAAACTGGGTTAGCGATGGTAATTTATTATTCAGTAAAAATACAATCGCGTTAACTGGAAATGCAGAAGCATGGACATTACAAGGATTAACATCAGGGCCTGATGGAGCATATGTTTATCAAAACATAGCAATCCCAGCGGCTGGCGCAACTTACACAAACGTAAGTGCAGTTAACGTTAGCGGTTCAGGAACTAGTGCAACATTTAACATTACAATAACTAGTACAGGTTATAATGTAACAGTTAATAACGGCGGTAGCGGATATGTTAGCGGCAACCAATTGTTTGTAGCAGGCGGATCATTAGGCGGCGTTAACGTTGCTAACGATTGTGTTATCACTGTAACATCGTTAACCGGTAGTGCTATTTTAAACGTATCGGCAGCAGGTACAGTTCCTGTAAACAGTGCATTAAGTTATACGCTTAGTTTGTATGTTAAAAAAGGTAACGCAACTAGTATCGATCTATATGGAATATTTTCTGGAAGTAGTTCAGTATCAAGTAGCATTAATTATAATTTTGTTACAGGCGTAACAACAGCAAACTATAACGGAGCATTGTCCGGAACAACCACAGGATTTACTCCAGTAAACTATGGAGCATTACCTCAAGCTATATCAACTACAGGTAATACTGTAGGTTGGTACAGAATCTGGATGGCTGTAAATGATATTACTGGATTGAATACAAACTTACAGTTTAGAATATATCCACGCGGATACACTGGTACATCAGCACAGTATACTTACGTATATGGCGCTCAGACAGAGCTATCTGCATTACCAGCCGCTACTCCAACATCATGGGTAGCCAACACATCGTATTCTTTAGGCCAATACATATCTTATAACAGTTATGTGTATCAGGTTACCACTGCGGGAACATCGACAACAACCGCTCCTACTTTCATTACCGGAACAGGATCGGCGGCGACTTATGGCCCGGCATTGGTAGTGGCAGGCAAATGGCTTCCAAACTTTTATCTTGAAGTGTCATCAACTTCAAAATACACTGCATATGCTAACTTAAATATTACAGGATCTGGAACAGGCGTAGTTACTGTTGCCGATGAAATCAGAAGTGCAAGTATATTCCAAACATATGTAACTACAGACTCAAATGGAATTACAGGCGGTTCAGGATATTTGACAGCCAGCAATAACGCTCAAGGCGGTTCAAGCCAATTTGTACAGTTAGCAATATCAGATACAAACACTAACGCTAACTATACTGGTCTACGTGTGTTTATACAAAGTGGTACCGGTGCAGGACAGTATGGATACATCAGTTACTTTGATAGTCGTACTACAGGTGGAACACCTAAGTATGCGTATGTGCTAAAAGAATCTTTTACAAGTCTTCAAATTACTAGTACAACACAAGGAACTGGATTATTTACATTAGGATCTGGCAATGTTAGTACACTTTATTTGAATCAACCAGTACAATTTATTCCAACATATTTTACTACAACAGTTATATCAACTAACTTAGCACAGACTACAGTGACAGCGGCCAACGGCGGCACAAATAATTATTTTACTTGTAATAGTACTGCTGGATTATTAGTTAACATGGCTGTTACATTCAGTGCCGGTGCTGGCTCGCTATTCAGTGACGTTGTTGCAGGATATACATATTATGTTAGTGCGATTTTAAGTAGCACTACATTCCAAATTAGTGCAAACTATGCCGGTACAACGTATGCATTAAATACTGCTTCTGGTAATATGGTATTAAACTATACTGCAAATAGTAATTATTTGCAGGCTACTACTATCAACATGGTAGTCAACTATCAAATTCAGTTTACCGGCACAGCCCTTGGCGGAGTTACAGATAGTACCGTTTACTATATTAGTGATATTATTGATGCAAATAATTTTACAATATCTACAGCTACTTCAACTGTTACAGTAACTTCGACAACTTCGGGTACAAATACATTAAACACAACATCTACAGGGTCGTTAGTAGTGTTGAATCCAATCGTGTTTACAAACACTGTATTTGATAATATTCTTGATAATACAAAATACTACATTAGTAATATTGTTAACAGTACTCAATTTAGTATCACAAGTAGTTTGATTAGCGTTAATATGTCCCAAACTGCCACTGGTACTAACTTAGTTACAGTTACATCTACTACAGGATTTATTTCTAATCAGCCAATTAACTTTATTGGAACAACTTGGGAAACTAACATTGTTTCAGGAACAGTTTACTATATTCTAGCTGTTAATAATTCGACAACATTTACTATCAGTCAAACTCCTGGCGGTGGCGCAGTTATTATGAACGGCGGGTCAGGAACTATGACTGCAAGAACTTGTCCAACACCATTTACATTGGCTGGCGGTACAGGATCTATGGTTGGAACTAGCACTAATACTGTTAAGACTTTAACATTAAGTCCTTCTGGTGCAATGACTTCTACATTCCAAACAGCATTGTATGGCAACGTACAAATTGGACAGACTTACTATGTTCAATCGATCCCATCAAGTTCAGGATCTACATTTGCAGTATCAACTAGTACAGGAACCATTTCTGGAACATCGACTAATGCAACTCCATTTAGCCTGATAACTAAAACTGGATCTATGAACGTAGCCGCGGTAGGTTGGGATCATATTAATCCCGGGACACAGATTCAATCAGTATTAGATAATACATCAGTATATTATATTGAACCAAGATTAAGTTTTAGTGCTCCAAGTTTTACTCAGAGTACATATACCGGTGCAGTTACTTTAGGTAACGGTATTACTTGGAATTCAATGGCCTACGGTGCAAATTATTGGATAGCAGTTCCATCGGGTGGTCAAACAGCCGCAGGTTCAAGCGATGGTCAAACATGGTCAAACATTACATTACCATCCTCACAGAGTTGGAGTAGCATTGCTTATGGAAATGGCTACTGGGTTGCAGTGTCTGGCACATCGGTTGTTCCTAGTACTGTAGCAGTTGTTAGTAAATCAAAAGGACTAGGATGGAAAGCTAGTACATTACCGGCTAGCGCAGGCTGGACTTGTGTAGCATACGGTAACGGTATATTTGTTGCGATTGCATCAGGTTCAAATACCGCCGCATACAGTACTAACTATGGTAGTACCTGGACCAGTGCAACATTGCCAGCAAATACTACATGGATTAGTGTAACTTATGGTAACGGTATATTTGTTGCTATAGCCGGCGGTGCATCATCTTCTACTCAAGCGGCTTATAGTACAAATGGTAGCACATGGACTTCCAGTACATTACCTAGTAATACAACATGGCAAAGTATTGCATACGGTCAACAAACTTTTGTTGCAGTATCCAGCACTAGTAGTACCACAGCATATTCACAAAACGGTATAACGTGGTATAGTAGCAATATTGCCATAGCGGCTTCTGTAGTAGTATATGGTAACGGAGTATTTACAGCGTTATATTCAAACAGCACCACAGCTTATACAACTGAAGATTGTTTACAATGGAATCAACAACTTGTCACAGCTCAAGCATACGGTCCTGCAACTGCATATGGATTGGTAGCTTCAAATTACTTTAATGTAATTAGTACATTATCAGGTTCTAATGTTGGTAGTATAATCAATTCAGGATGTAGAACTAAAGGGCGAGCTTCAGTAAACTCTGGAATTATTAATAATATAAATGAATGGGAACCAGGCGGCGGATATCAGACAGCAGCCGGATCTTATAATTTTAGTTCAGCAACACTTACAGTTACAGATCCAAACGTTACAACTAACGTACAAGTGAATTTACGATTAAGCAATGGTACACTAAGTAGCCCTACATTCTATAATAAGGGTAACGGATATAATAGTAATTCGACTGTTATATTAGTAACAGGTAGCGGATATGCGGATCAATATCAAACAGGCTTAACAGTAATTCTTAACAACTTGTCAAGACTACCCAGCCCAGGTGATAACTTGACAATCTCTGGAGTAAGTCAGATTTATAAAGTAACTAGCTCTTATGCAGTTTATGGTACTACATCTCCTAACTACGAGGCTAACGTTTCAGTAAGTCCATCAATTTCAGTAGCCAACGCTACAGCTAACGGTACAGTAGTTAGTATACGTACAAAGTATAGTCAGGCACGATTAACCAATCATGACTTTTTATATATTGGCTCAGGCGACTTAATTAACTCTCAATATCCAGCAACAAGTAACGCACTATCGTATCCAAATAATCAAACAGTTGAAGTAAACTACGGTCGTGTGTTCTTTACATCAACCGATCAAGACGGTAACTTTAAAGTTGGTAATTTATTTGGAGTACAACAAGCTACTGGTATTATTACTCTTAGTGCAAGTCAGTTTGGATTGACTGGATTGACTACATTGAGTTTAGGTGGTATTAGTGTTGGCGGATCAAGTATAGTTGTTACGCAGTTTAGTACTGATAGTACATTTAGTGCAAATAGCGACACAGTAGTTTCAACACAAAAAGCTATCAAAACTTATTTGACTAGTCGTTTAAGTCAAGGTGGTGCAAATACGTTTACAGGTCAGTTGACAGCTGGTACAGTTATTGTTGGTAATCCTAACCTTATTAAATCAACGATACCAAACGGAACAACTGGGTCTAATGTAAAAATGACTAGCAAAATTTATTTCGGCCAAATTCCAGGAAGTGGTCTAGTAAACATTGGTGTAGATGGCAATATGGCAGCTTTGAGTTTCTTTGTAAGAAATGCGTTCCGTAGAAGCTAAAACCATAAAAAGAAAATTATATAAATACTATCAGAGGATGATAAAAAATGGCAGAATATAAACTAGGCAGAATTAAACCAGTATATCAAGGTACATGGTCGGCCGGCACAGCATATGTAGTCGATGATATTGTTACTGTAGGTGGAAAAACTTATATCTGTGTAATATCCAATACAGCATCAAGCGCATTTGCTACAGATTTAAACGCAAATCCATCATTATGGAATTTACTAGCAGATGGATCACAATGGCGCGGAACATGGTTAAACAGCACTGCTTATAATTTAGGCGATCTAGCATTGTATGGAGGAGTCATATACCAATGTACTACAGGACATACTAGTGCCAATGCAACAGCTTCTCTAACAGCAACCGGAATTACAGTTACTGGTGGCACAGCTACCGTCACATATTCTGCACAAATTGTCCAACCATTTCTAATTGGATCAACTATTACATTAGCTGGCTTTAGCCCTACTTCAACAAGCGGTACAGTTAATACAGTTAACACAACATTTACGGTTGTAACCTGCTCTAATACTCAAGTAACATTTGCACTAACTGGAACATACACTTCTAGTACATTGGGTACAGTATCTGGCCCAAGCCAGTTAGGACTAGAAAATAGCCAGTACAATACAGTTGCAGTATCTGCAATTGGTGCTAACGGCACATTCACTTGTTCATCAACTACATTAAACGTAGGTATGGCTGTGGTAATTTCTGGAACTAATGGTGGCAGCGGTACTATTAACGGCAGTGCTAGCGGAAACGGTACCTATTATATTATTGCTACAAATGGTTTAGGAACAGGATTTACATTAAGTGCCACACAAGGTGGTCCAGCAATTACTACTACTAGTGGTACCCCTTCTGGATTGACAGTTGTTATCGAATATTGGGTTCCATATTCAAGCAACATCAATTGGATTGGTGCTTGGACCGTTAACACACGATATAAATTAAACGACCTAGTTAGCTACGGTGGTTACACATACGTTTGTAGTGTTGGACATGTATCAGCTAATACCACAACATTAGGTCTTGAAAACGATCAGAGTAAATGGACTACATTTAACGCTGGTGTATATTATCAAGGAGCATGGAGTGCAAGTAGTATCAGATATCGCGTAAACGATGTTGTGACATACGGAGCAGATCTTTGGATTTGTACAACAGCACACACATCTAGCGCATCTTTTGCATCTGCCAATTTTAGTTTGTTTGTATCAGGTTTTGAATATTTAAATTCTTGGTCAAATGCTACTTCATATGTACAGGGCGATGTAGTTAGCTATGGCGGTTATACATATACTGCTTTACAAAATAATACTGGATATACACCTAGTACATCATCAGGTTACTGGCAACCATTTACGACTGGTCTAACTTTTGCTGGCGGATGGACATCAACTCCAAGCGGATTACAATCAGGCCAAACTGGTTATAGAATAGGCGACGTTGTAACTGTCGATGGTTATACATATCTTGCTACAGCAGATAATGCCGTACAAACAGTAACAGCAACCGCAACAACTAACTCTTCTGCTACTATGGCTAGCACAACTATTAGTAGCTCTGGTATGTTGACTATTGGTGGATCAATAACTGGTACAGTTACAATTGGTATGTTCCTAAGTGGCGGCGGATTGACTGCTAATACATATTGGATTACTGGCGGTAGTGGAACAACATGGACAACTAACTATACTGGAACTGCTGTCAGTAGTTCAACTATTACAGGTACACTTAATGTTATCACAGTATCATCAACATTAAATCTAGTACCTAATTTACCAATTACATTTGGTACAGCATTAGGCGGTTTATCAACAACACAACAATATTATGTGTTAACAATCCCAACAGGTGGATTAACATTTACTGTAAGCACAACTGCTGGCGGTTCTCCAGTAACATTATCAACTGCTAGTGGTTCTAGTGTAGGTACAACAAATCCTAAACCACCATTTGCAACATATTGGGCACAGTTAAATTCAGGAATTAAGTGGAATCCTAGTTATAATTCGTATACAGGTCTTAGTGCTACTAACATTATCGGTACTGGATCAAGTGCGCAATTTACAGTATTAGCTAAAAACACTGGTTATACAGTAACCGTTACTAGTGGTGGCAGTGGATACGCAGTATCCAACACTATGAAAATTCTAGGTACAAGCCTAGGTGGATTAAGCCCTGCAAACGATTTAATAATTACTGTAGCAACTCAAAATAGCGGTGTAATCACCGGAGTTACTACAACTGGTATCAGTGTAACATGGGCAACTGGAACAACTTATGTTCTAGGCGATACTGTTCTATGGGGTGTAAGTACATATATTTGTGTATTAGCACACATTGGCGCTACCGGAAATCGTCCAGATAATGACACAACTGGCACATATTGGAACTTATTAGCATCAGGTACAGAACAAGCAGTTCTTACCACCCAAGGTGATATGTTCTATTACGGTGCTAACGGACCAACACGTTTACCAATTGGTACGGACGGTCAAGTACTTCGTGTTAACAATAATACTCCTACTTGGCAGTATTATGGACAAGTTAACAACTTAGTGTTTGTCGCACCAAGCGGATCTGATAACGTTAACAACGGACAAGGTACAACTATTGATAAACCTTGGGCAAGTATTCGTTATGCTTGCCAACAAATTGAAGACGGTTACTTAAATCCTAATACTAAATTCTTGATGCAAGTCAACAAAGAATTTATGATAAAAGAAGTTAGTAACTATGTAAACTATAACTACAGCTTCAACATAACAGGTACAAGCGGATCAGTGTTAACTGTTGGTGGATCAAGTACTATAGCACAAACTACAACAGCTAATATGTACATTGGCATGCCAATCATATTCAACACTGCTGGCGGCAGCAATATTAGTACAGCTTCAATTTACTATGTTGCTACGATTCCAACATCGACTTCATTCACTATTGCTACTAGCTATGCTAATGCATTAGTTCCAACATTATTTACAGTCGGTACTGGTACAGCGATGATTGGAACTTATAACTACATTGCAAGTAAAACTGAAAGAGATGCTGGATTAGTTATTCAAGGCTTAATATTTGATATTACACACAACGGGACATACCAGACAACAACTAATGTACAATCATATTTTAATTCAACCGGTTCTGCGTTTGTGTCAGGTGTTAATACTTACGATGTAACACCATTTAATAGTGCCTTAAACTATCTATCAAATACACTAGTTCCAAGTGTGTTAGGTAATACTGCACCTAGTACTAACTATCAAACAACATTAAATCCAGCAATCGCAACAACTGGCGCAAGCGGTACTGGTACAGTTGCTACCATAACATATAGTGGCGCGGCATTTACAGTGGGTAACTTTGTAACAGTTGCCGGTGTAACTCCACTTGGATATAACGGCACATGGCAAGTTACTGCAAGCAGTTCAGGAAGTGTAAGTTTCTTGAGTTCAACTACAGGTAGCCAAACAGTTGCCGGTACTGTACAAACTGAAAAAGCTAAACAACAGATTAACTCAAACTACACAGTTGAATCTGGAGCACAAGCAAAAGCTCAAACACTTGTTGGATATTTAACAAGTTGTTTAAGTGCAGGAACAACCAACAATGTATTACCACAAGTTATCAATCCAACTACTACTATTAGTATTAAGACTGGTACATACAATGAAATTCTTCCAATCAATGTGCCAGCTTACACGGCACTAGTTGGAGATGAATTACGTTCAACAGTTGTACAACCGTATGCAGCCGATGTGACTTTAGCCACAGTTGTGCCTAAAGCAGTTGTAGCATTGAATCGTATTAAAACTTTAATTCCAAACTTGATGAGTAATACTACGATTACCCCAACAACTGGAAATACTACTCCGCAAGTAACAAGTTTGCCAGCGGCAAGCACTGGTAGTACAACGGCAATTGCTAACTTACAAACAAGTTTTAACATAGTTTATCAATTGGCATCTAACGGGCTTGGCGGAGAACCAGCTATTGTTATGCCACAACCAACTGGATATAGTGCAGCCACAATTACTAATACTGCATATGCTACTACAACAGGTGGAAATTCTACAGGAGCAACTACTGGTTACGCAAATGCAGTTGCTCAAATTCGTCAAAACTATAATTTCTTAATTACAGAAACATTGCAGTATTTGATTTTAAACCCAGGTTCAAGTGGATTTACCGGCCAAGCTGGTCAGTATAATTTAGGTGTTAGGGATATCACTTATATTTTAGATAGCGTATTGTATGATTTAACATACGGTGGTAACACACAGAGTTTAATTGCAGGCGGTGCATATTATTCTATTAACATATTGCAAATAACTAGTGCGCAATCTGCGGCTTATCAACAAGCATTGGGTCGTTTAAAATCAGCTATCATTACAGTAGCCCAAGGTGCGGCATTTTCAGCAACATCTGGTAACAACGTTGTTCAAGTTATTGCAGGTGGAACTGGTTCACCAGCCGCAGGAAACTTTGCGGCTGATCGTATTCAAAACGTTATTAACTGGATTGCAAACGGTACAGCCGATGCTGTTGTTAGCCCATACATTGGTGCTCAACCAGTTTCACTACAAACAGCATACAACACAGTTAGTGGATTGATTTCTAACATTGCTAGCGATGCACAATATTGGGTTTACAAGTATTATCAAGCAATATCGTATACTAATCCAAACTTAATTAACCGCGATGCTACATTAATTGCTACTTATACTGCCTATGATATGGTATTTGGTAGTAACTTTAATGCTATTCAAATTGGTCGTGCATTTAACCGTGCTAATACAAGTGCTACAAACTTACGTAGTACAAGTAGCGGAGAGCTAGCACCAACATTAAGTGCAATCAACTTCATGTACTACAAGATGAAACAGATTGCGGCTAGCGGTGCAGTAGCTCAGATACAAACTACTATCGATGATTTAACTGCATACTTGCAAGGTGGTCCAGCAGCTCCTCCACAAATTACATGGCCACAGCCAGCATTGACAACAACTTCTACTAGTACTAGTCAATCAGGTGGTGCAACTTATACATCAGTGAGCGGTACGAACGTAACTGGTACTGGTAGCAGTGCAGTATTCACTATAGTACGTGCTTACAACGGAAATGGTTATTATAACTATACCATTACACCAACTACAGCAGGCACTGGATATGTTGTTGGTAACACAATTAAAATTCTTGGAACAAGCATTGGCGGTTCAACACCGGTTAACGATATTGTAATAAGAGTTACACAAGTAAATTCTGGCGGTATTCAGTACGCTACATATTCAGACACATCAGCAGCCGCTGGATTATTAGAGTCTAACCGTGCATTGCTAATTGCTGAAGCTGTGGCTTACTTTAATACAAACAATCCAGGTTTAATTACCAACCCTAACTACAGTCTTGTTAAAACACAACGTGACATGGGTTACATTTTAGATGCAATCCATTATGATTTAGTATACGGCGGTAACTGGGCCAGTCAAAATGCTGGTATGGCTTACTACTCAGCATTATACGGTACACAAATTTCATCAGGATTTGGAACAGCATTTGCAAACACAATTACTTACATCAGTAATCTTGCACAAGCTATTATAATTAATACAACTCCAACAACATCAGGATACCCAGCGCAGAGTGCAGTTACATTAACATTGCAAGTTGGTGCTGGATTGATTGGCGCAAGTACACACGCTACAACTATCAGTAACTTGTTTACTATTGTTACAAACTTTGTATCAAACGGATTGACTTCTGGAGCACCAACAATAACAGTAACAGCAATTACTACCGGTACTACATTTACTTCTGGCACACACGGTTTGTCAGCAGGCGATATTGTTATACCACAAACAAGTAGCAATGGTTTAACATCTACTATTATTGGTTCTCAAACGGCATACTATGTCATTAGCACCGGTTTAACAACTACTCAGTTCCAATTATCAACAAGTTATAATGGTTCTGCGATAACGTCGTTTACTAGTGGTACTGGTTTATCAATTGTATTGCAAACTATTAATATGCCACAGTTGAATACTGCTAGTACAACAGCATTATCAGCATGGACAAGTGTAAGTTCAAACGTTGCATCTTATCAGACAAGTGTTGTAAACTATATCAATACAAACTACACAGCATTTACATACCTATCAACATATACACAACGAGACGTATTTAACGTAACGTTGGCAATGTTCCTTGATACATTATTAGGCAGTAATTTTGCCACAGTACAAGCAGGTCGTGCATACAACCGTACACAAGATTATAAAGTACAAGGCTATGAATTAACAGTGACTACTGCCGCACTAAACTACTTACAGAGTTTAGTGGCAGTTACATTGAACAGTGCTACCTATCTTACACAACTAACTGCGGCTACTAACTCAATAAACACAATTATTAGTTACTTGAGTTCAAGTCAGTATGTTCAACCAGCTATGAATGGTACTACAACTTACAATAATACATTAGGTATCATTGAAGGTGCTGAGATATTACGTGCAAATATCCCATTCTTACAAAACGAAGTTACTGCGTACTATGCGGCAACTTACACTTATGCTCTAAGTTCAGTAGCAACTAGCACAAACATTATTACAACTAGTTCAGCTCATAGTTTAGTAGTAAATGACCCTGTACAATTTGCAGGAACAACAGCATCAACTACAGCAACAGCTTATGCAGGTGCCAACATCACTGTGAGCTCTATAACAGGATTAGTACCAAACGGTACAGTAGTATTTGGAACTAGTTTTGGTAACGTAGTTGCCGGATCGGTATACTATGTCTTAACAGCTAGTGCTGGGGTTATTACGTTATCTGCAATTAGCGCAGGTGGGGCATTATTTAATGTTGGTACAAGTGGTTCAATGACTAGTACTGTAACATATACTGGATTTGTAACTGGTAGCGGATTAACAGCAGGTACAACATACTATGTTGCTAGTGTACCAAGTACAACAACATTTACAGTAACTACTAGCGAAGGATTTACTAATATTAATACAGGTACAACTGGATCTACAGTTCAGTTGCAAACAGTAGCAACTCCGGCATTTACTGTAGCGTACTATGCTCCAACTGCACTTACACAAACTGATATTGGATATTATTTAAATGCTATCGTGTATGACTTACAATACACAGGCAATTATAGAAGTTTACGTTATGCTCAAGTATTGTTAAATTCAATTAACGGTTCCGCAGGCAGTAATATGTGGTTAGTACGCAATGCCTCTGGCATTCGTAATATGACTATGACAGGTTTAACAGGCTACTTAGGCAATGCCAGTGTAACTTTTGGAACAAAACGACCAACAGGCGGTGCGTTTACAAGTCTTGACCCAGGATTTGGTCCAAACGATAGTAATGCTTGGATTTATTCACGTAGTTGCTATGTACAAAACTGTACAATGTTTGGTTATGCCGCAATCGGTGCTAAAGTCGACGGAGCATTACATGCCGGCGGATACCATTCAATGGTAGCTAACGACTATACATGTATTATCGGTGATGGTATTGGTTGGCAAACAAGTGGTGCAGGTTCGTTATCAGAACTTGTTTCAGTGTTTAACTACTATAGCTATGCTGGTTATATGGCAGATTTAGGTGGACGTATACGTGCAACTAACGGTAACAGTTCATATGGTACATATGGTGTTGTTGCTGAAGGTGTTGATACAACTGAAGTACCATTATTTGGTAACTTAAATAACCGTGCAAACCAAGCATTTATAACTAACGTTGTAACAGATAGCACAACACAAATATTACGCTTTGAATATGAAAATGCTGGTAGTAACTATACTAGTAGTGTACCAAGTATTAGCGGATCAGGATATAACGCCACAGCATTCCAAGACGAATTCCGTGATGGTGCAGTATTCGAAACACGCTTGATTGATAAAAACGATGGTAACGGTGTTGGTGGTACTAACTATGCAACAACAACTAACGTTGGACAAGTTACAGGTAACAACTATTCGTTTACTATTGCGGCTACTGATCAAGCGTTGACCAACGCATATAACGGTGAGCGTATTCAAATTATAGCTGGTACAGGTGTTGGGCAATATGCAAATATATTGTCTTACTCTAACCCAACTAAAGTTGCATTGGTTATTCGTGATACTGTAGCACCGTTTTCAGTAACTGCTTCACAAAATGCTACAGCTACTATGTCAACAAGCACAATTAGCTCAGGCGGTGTATTGACAGTTGGCACTGTATCAGGCACTATTGCTGTAGGTATGTTCTTAACAGGTGGTACTATTGCCGCAGGTGTTTACATTACTGCTAACATCAGTGGTTCTGGTAACGGTTCAACATGGCAGACTAACACAACTACTGCTCAAACAAGTACAACTATTACTGGAACACAAAATACATTATTTGTATCAAGTACAGCAAACATGTATAACGGCATGCCAATTTTCTTCGGAACTGCGGTAGCTGGTTTATCTGCACTTACAGCATATTATGTACAAGGTGTTTCATCTGGATCATTCAGTGTAGCAACTGGTGCAACTATTACAGCTAGCAATGCTAACATTGTAGCTGTGACTACAACACTTCAGACAAGTTTAAGTACAACAGTAACAGCAGTTTCAACAGTTAATAACTTAATTACAGCAACTAATACATTTGTTGCAGGACAAGCAATATCATTTGGTTCAAGTTTTAATGGTATTGATACAGGTACTACATATTTTGTTAATGCAACTAACTTAACAACTAGTGCATTTGCTGTAAGTACTACACCTTTCAGTGGAACTACTGTAACTATTACAAGCAGTGCAACTAGTTTAAGTTATACTGCACAAGGTGGTACAGCAGTTTATGCCGCTGGATTTGACCATGTGGTTCCAGGTACTGCTATTGTTAGCCAAACAGACTTAACAAGTGGCTATATTATTGAACCACGCATTAGCTATACCGCTCCAGGATATACTGCTACTGCTAGAACAATTACTAGCGGAGCATATGGTGCAGTTGCGTATGGTGGCGGACGTTTTGTAGCTACTCCAACAACTGGTACAACAACTAGCTATTCATCAAATGGCACAAGTTGGAGTTCAGGCGGCGCTTTACCAAGTAGTCAAGCATGGAATAACGTGATTTACGGTGGAGGCCAAGGCGCCACTGCTACAGCAGTTATTGGTGGCTTTGGCGGAAGTGGTGCAGTATTAACCGCAGTGGTTGGTACTGGTACTAGTGCTACACAGATTGTAAGTGTAAACATTATTAGCGGTGGTTATAATTATCTAACACCACCAAACATCGTGTTTGTAAGTGCTAGTGGTAGTGGTGCTACAGCAACATGTACAGTTCTAAATGGTGTAATTACTAGCGTGACTATGACTATTAATGGTTCTGGATATGTTTCAGCACCAACAGTAACCGCAGTAACTAGTATTGTAAGTAGTATAACAATGAATACTTGGGGTAAAAATTACTTCAGTACTCCAACAGTTACTATTTCACAACCGCAAGGATTGACTCCAACAGCGTATCCGACTGCTAGTTTACCAACAACATTGATAGCTAGTACGTATTATCAAACAGCGGCTGGAAGAATTTACTATTGTGTATCTTCGACTAGTAACGTTACAAATACACCAACATTTGATTATACAACAGCTAGTGGATATACTAACGTAACATACGGCGGAGCCGTACTTACTTACATTGCTACTCAAGCTAGTGCAACTCCTACTTATTCAAACGGTGGAGTAACAGCATTGGCAGTGAGTACAGCAGGATACGGATATACTACTGTTCCAATAGTTACAGTAACAGATACTAGTGCAGTATTCTTAGCAATGAGTACAACTGCAAGTACTGGTACATATATTGCGTTTAGTAATCCAACATCTGCCGGATCAACATGGACTGCAATGACTGGTTCACAAAACTATATCAGTGTATTGAACTTATATAGTTTAGTTTACGGAAATGGTACTTATGTAGCAGTAGGTGGTGCAAGTGGAACAGCAACAGCCGCTTCAAGTAACGGTCCAACTGCTTATGCAAACTGGATTAGCAGATCAGGATCTATTACAGCGTTAAGTGCTGGTTATTACTCAGCAGTAACTTATGGTGCTGGTGGTAATACCGGTGGTACATTTATTGCTATTAATAATGGTGGTAACGTAACTTCTGTATCTAATAACGGTTCTACATGGGTAGCTGGCGGAACACTTCCAAGTTCAACAACTTGGACTAGTATTGCTTACGGTAATAATAAGTTTGTTGCGTTAGCCGCAACTGGTGCAGTCGCTTATACAATTAACTATGGCACTAACTGGGTAGCAAGTCCAGCATGTTCTGGAACAATTACCAGTGTGCTAAGTTCAACTTATACATGGACTAAAGTTTATTATGCAGAAGGCTTATTCTTTGCCATAGCATCTGGTACAACTGTAGCGGCAACTAGTCCAGATGGTCTAGTATGGACATTACGTACAATGCCTTCTAGTACAAACTGGAGCGCATTAACATTTGGTAACCCAAGTAACATTACTAGTTTAGTAATTGGTGTACAACCAGTCTGGGCGGCAGTAAGTAGCACAAGTGGCACAGCAGCCGCAAGTATACGAACAGGCGCACAAACAACTGGACGTATGAAAGTTGCTAGTAACGTAGTTATAGAAGTTCGTCTAGTTGAACCAGGCAGCGGATATCCTAAGGGTAACGTTACTGCTACGACAGTATCAACTAACTTGATTACAGTTGATGATACAACTAACTTGTCAACAAGTTTAGCTAATAATCAACCAATTGAGTTTAGTGCGGCTTATGGTAATTTATTAACTAATACAACTTACTATGTTATTGGATCAAGTGTTACTAGTACACAATTTAGTGTAACTGCAACAGCAGGTAGCACAACAGCAGTAACGTTGTCAACTACAGTACCGTTAAGTATGACATATACAGCTGGTCCGATAGCAACACAGATAGATCCTAACAAGGTTAATACTGCGGCGGTACGTGTGCGTGTTGGCGACGGAGCATTGGCTAACCCAAGTTTTACAAACAGAGGTTTGGCAAACGCTACTGCTACTGCAAACACCCTAGGTGACGGATATGCTGATTTGTATCAAAATTCAAGCTACATTAACGTAAGTAATTTGTATGCGCTTCCAACTGCTGGAGCGAACGTACAGTTTGCAAGTATTACTGGAAGTAGCCAATGGTACAAACTAGTAACTGTTTCAAACGTTTTAGGAACAGCTGGTGCGTATACAGCAACATTCCAAATTAATCCTGCATTAAGTACATTGTTAGCACCAGCTCACAATAACTTAATTACAACAAGATTGAAATATAGCCAAGTACGTTTAACTGGACATGACTTCTTGTATATTGGTACTGGAAACCAAACACAAACTAACTATCCGTTTGTGATTCCAGGTAACGCTATCCAAGCTAACCAATCTTATGCTACTGGCGGTGGCCGTGTGTTCTTTACATCAACTGACCAAGACGGTAACTTTAACGTTGGTAACTTGTTCGGAGTTCAACAGTCGACTGGTACTGCTACATTGAATGCTAGTGCATTTGCTCTAAGCGGATTGCAGAGTTTGTCATTAGGTAACTTATCGGTTGGAACTGGTAGTGCAACTATTACAAGTTTCAGTACAGATCCGTACTTTACAGCTAATAGCGATAACGTAGTTCCAACGCAGAAGGCTATTAAGAGCTACATTACTGCCCAAATTGGAGGTGGATCGAGTTCATTGAACGTAAATACACTAACTTCAGGGCAAATTTATATTGCTAATAATACGATAAGTAATACAACAGGTAATCAAATTATTGTATCAAGCAAGATGACATTTACCGGCGGAATAGATGGTGCTCCAGTAGCATTAGCATTCTTTAGCCAAAAATAATAACGGAGAATTAACATGGCAGGATCAGGAATAAAAGCAACAACCCAGCTAACAGCAGGTAGCATTGCATCAGGCACATTATTGTACACAGTACCATCAGGTTACTATGGTGTCTATAACGTATCTTTTACTAACACATCTAATACAGCAGTTAACATTAGGATGTACATGGGAGGAAGCACGGTACTTCTCCCAGTAGCAAGTGAAGCGGTGGAATATCAAACTGCTGTCATTGGTTACGGTGTGTTTGAACGTACAGGTATAGTTGCTCAACCCGGTGCAAACTTTGTAGTATCTTCAAGCGGTACAGCAGTAAACGTAAATATTTACGGTATTGAAACATCGACATCATAATTGGAGTAGAAAAATGGCACGTTATAATACAATAAGTACCACAGCTTCTCTTGCATCTGCCGCAACTATTAACACACCTGCGGCAGGTTTGTATACAGAATTCACAGGTACAGCACCTTACACTACACAATTACCAAGCCCAGTGACATATCAAGGGGCTTCTATGACTTTTTATAATTCTACTAGCGGTATAATTACATTGAGTACGGTGACCAATGGCGGCTATATTCAAGGTCCAGGGCAAAGCGGTACAGCAACTACTTACGGTCTAACCGCAGGTGCAACAGTTACTATTTTTTCCGACGGTGCAAACTTCCAATTGACTAGCAGTAACGGTGCTAACACATTTGTTAACAACTTAACAGCTAGCGGTACAGTTGCTTTAAGCCCAGCTAATACCACAGTTACAATTAGTCCAACTGGAACAGGTCAAGTCGTCATTGCTCCAGCAACCGCAGGTACAATTGATAACGTAACGATTGGTGGTGTTACTCCTGTAACATTAACAGCAGGTACTGTTACCATTAATACTGCATTGACAGGTAATGGTACAATTAGCGGCGGAACATTCTAAGGATTATAGATGCCTATTATCAAGATTAAAACTAGTACAAGCTCAGGAAATACTCCAACTCTAACAACTGGAGAAATGGCCTATAATATTGCCGACGACAAACTATGGGTCGGTAATGGTTCTACTGCGGTACTAATTAAAACTCCTTTGGCATCTCAATCAGCTAGTGGCGTATCTATTACTGGCGGAGCAGTTAACAATACTGCTGTCGGTGCTTCAACTCCTACTGCACTAACTACTAATAATTTACAAATTAACAGTAGCAGTCCTGCTATTACAAACATCGATACTAATACTGCACTAGGAACTAGTACAACTTCAACTCCTACACAGCTAGCAGTAGCAACTTACGTTAACAGTAAAAAAGGTGCTCTTAAAAATATGTATACTTTCACTAGTAGTGGAACATATACAAAAAGTGGAACTGATGTTAACTATATTAGAGTAATTTGTGTAGGAGCCGGCGGCGGCGCGGCCCAGCATTATGGCGAAAGTGGTGGTGCAGGCGGTTATGCAGAATTACTAATTGCCGCCGGCGGTATTAGCACTGTAAGTGTTACAGTATCCGGCAGTGGTGGCGGTGGTGGTGGCTATTATGGAAATTATGGTCAAGGTGGAACTACTAGTTTTGGCGGGTATGTATCAGCAAGCGGCGGTTATGGCGCAAATAATAACATGACACACAGTGGTGGGTATGGTGGTTTAGGCTACGGCGGCAATATAAATGCATATGGAGGCGGTGGCAGTGGACATCGTAATGAATATTCAAGTGCTAACCACAATACCGGGCACGGCGGAGCAAGTTTCTTTGGCGGCGGGATTGAAAGTGGTCACTACGGACACAGCGACCCATGGAACTACGCAAATGCCGCATTGGGTGCCGGCGGCGCAAGTACCCACGGTGCAGGTGTCACCGGACAGGGTGGTGTATGTATAGTGTACGAGTACAAATAAAATGCCAATAATTCAAACAAAATATTCAACAACAACAACAACTCCGACCAGCGGAACTTTGTTGCAAGGCGAACTTGCCCATGCTACACAAAGTCCTCGTATGCATGTAGGAAACTCTAGTGGAAACCCTGTAGTAGTAATTGGAACACTTGCAAATCAAACGGCAAGCAGTGTAGCAATCACCGGTGGCACAATTAATAATACTACAGTAACAGCAACCAATCTAAATACTACTTCACTTACTATTGGTTCAAGTACTGCACTTACAAGTGTTGATAACAGTTCGTCTACTTTGGGAACTAGTACATCGGCGTTACCAACGCAGAATGCAGTTAAAACTTATATAGATACGTATGGTACTAGTGTGTTAGCTAACGTATATTCTTATACTAGCAATAGTAGTTATAGTCCTAGCAGTAGTCAAATACAAAGTGTTAAAGTAGTATTAGTTGGCGGCGGCGGCGGAGCCGCTGGGTATCACGAAAGCGGCGGCGGCGGCGGTTATGCAGAAGGTAATTTTCTTATATCCAGCCTATCAACTCCGGTGTCTATTACTATAGGCGGTGGTGGCGCAGGTGGTGGCTATTATGGAAATTATGGCCAAGGCGGAACTACTAGTTTTGGTGGTTATCTCTCAGCTACTGGCGGATATGGTGCAAACAATAATCAAGCTCATAGTGGAGGACACGGCGGTAACGGATCCGGCGGTCAAGTTACAAGTCATGGCGGTGGCGGTACCGGTCACTTAACAGCATATAATAACGGTGCTGGCAGTGGCGGTGTTGGCGGCGCAAGTTTCTTTGGCGGTGGCCAACCTAGTAATCACGCTGGCTGGCAAGCAACTCCTCCATCATCGTTTGGATCAGGCGGAACAGGCGGTAATGCAACAACGTATGGTTGGGGCGGCCGTAACGGTATTGTAATAGTTTACGAGTTTAAATAAAATGCCAAGATATCAATTTAAAAATTCAAATACTCCAGGTAGCGTTCCTGCTAGTTTACAGCAAGGAGAAGTAGCTATTAACATTCCTGATAATAAGATGTGGATTGGAAATGCTAGTAATACTCCCGTACTAGTAGTACAAAGTTTAGGTAATCAGGATGCTAACAACGTAACAATTACTGGTGGCACTGCTACTATTACTAACCTTGGAACTACTACTGCTAGTACTGTAAAAACTAGTAGTTTGACTATTGGTAGCGGCACAATTTCACAAGTATCAAATGATACTTCAATGAACAATGCAAACTATGTTAATAGTGCTACTAACAGTTATGCGGTTACACAAAACGCCGCAAAAACTTATCACGATAATACATTAAAAGGTCGTTTGAAAAATATCTATACTTTCACTAGTAATGGAACATATACTAGAAGTGGAACCGATGTAAACCAGATACACGTTATTTGTGTAGGTGGTGGCGGTGGCGGCACAAGTTATAATATTGGTGGTGGTGCCGGCGGATATGCAGAAGGTGTATTTACAGCCGCTCAAGTTGGAACTAGTCAATCAGTAACAGTGGGTGGCGGATCAGGCGGAGCCGCCTACTATGCAAATATTGGTGCTGGCGGTACAACTAGTTTTGGCGGATTAATGTCGGCAAGTGGCGGATACGGAGCAGATGCTAATTATGGTCATGCTAGCGGTCACGGCGGATACGGATACGGCGGAAGTGTAGCTAGCAAAGGTGGAACAAACGGCGGGCATACTAACAACGATCAGTCTAATGGCTCAAGTGCATATGATTGTGCAGGAGGAGCTGGATATTTTGGTAACGGTATGTCAACATTCCATAGTAGCAGACCGGGTACAAACGTTGGCGGCTGGGGTGGCGGCGGCGCATGTGTGCCTGCATCTAGTAACGGGCAAGGCGGTACAGCGGGGCAAGGCGGTATCTGCATAGTTTATGAATATAGATAAAAGATAGGATAAATAGTATTATGACAAAACGAGCACTCATAGAAAATAACACCAACCGTGTTGTACAAGTTGTAGCAACTGAAGCGGACCAATTTGAAGTTCACGCTGGGCTATACTGGACTGATTGTCCCGATAATACAGAAAGTTACTTTTTATTGCTAGAAGATGGTACTTTTGAAGACCCACATGCAGCCAATAGAGATGCATTTGGCAATACTGTAGAACCTTTCTATATGCAACGTATGCGAGGTTATGCTAGCGGTGGCGAACAGATGGATATGATTTACAGAGAATTAATGACTACAGGTACACTTAGTCCTACTGGGCCTTGGGCTAGTCATATTACAGCAGTTAAAGCCGCAATTCCAAAACCAACAGTATTAACTCCACAAACTGATGCTGTTAAACCAACAGTTGTTGTGCCTACAAATCCAGGCCCTGGCTACAATCAAGCGGCACCACATTCATCTGGCGCAGATATTGTTAACGGTCAATAATTAAATACAAAACGCATTAAATGCGATTGTAATTCTTGGAGTAGTTCCGGTGTATGGTTCAACATAATGAACTAATGCACTTGGAAACATTACCATCAACCCAGGTTTGGGATTAATATAATAATCTTCAGCTAAAAAATCCAAACCTGGTTTCTTTTCAAGATGTATTGGAGGATACCAATGCGTTTTTCCGCCAGCAGTATCATCGCCGTCGATATAAATTATGCCGGACCAAGTACTTTGTCCATGAGAATGTGGTAAGTGATATCCACCCGTGTTGGTAACATGTGCCCAACATTCAGTAATAATAAAATTGTAATTTTTTTGATTTAGCTCTTGTATAATTTCAGCCCCAGCTAAATTCAACCACACTTTTAGTTTAATAATAGCTGAGTTATCAGTTTCAAGAAAATTAAATTTGCTTTCCCACAAGTTATGTTTATATTGGGTTGCAACATTAGATTCAACTACATTGGGTTTTTCGTTATCTAAACAATATTTTATAATTTCATCTTTGTATAGATTAAAGTCACTCCAATGTGCTTCTCTCAATAATTGTCTAAACATCGGAATATTTTTCTTTCAAAAATTCAAATAATGTAGGAGCACGATCCACAATGTCTTTCCACATTGCTTGTTGAGCATCCCACTTGTCTAGCGTTTTATCTACAACCTCGAGTAACATTGTATGTCCATTAGTAAACATACTACGTTTTACACTACTTTCGTCTAATGGAAAGAAACCCATACCGGCAGCAATAGGAGGTATGCCGCCTAAGTCAAGATTATATGTATTTGAATTCATTCGTCCAAACATTAAATCTTCAAACCCAGATTTTGAAATATTATCGTTTACCATAGCAAGGCTAAACTGTCTATCATTGTTAGCCTTCCAATATGCAGTTTGACTACGCTGACTTAATGCATAGTGCAAGGATACAAATTCTGCAAATATTTTAAAATCTCTACGACATACAGTATTAAAACAATCTTTGTCCCATTGGCTAATGCTTTCTCTGCGTAGAGTTTTTGCTAGTTTAGTAATAAATTCATGTACAGTATACAATCCGTTACTTTCTAATGGCTCAATAAACCCAGCCGCCAGTCCAATAGCACATACATTTTTTACATAAATTTCTTTATGTATACCAATGCGCATCTTAATATTTCTGAATTCTAATGTATCGATTACATCTTCGGGTATAGCTACTGGTTCACGTCTGCGTAGATAATTTTTAAATTCTTCTAACGCATCTGCATCACTTACAAACTTATCGCTGTAAACATAACCAGTGCCAGTACGGCTCCATAACGGGATATTCCAAACCCAGCCATTTTCAATTGCTGTACAGTTTGTATATGGCTGTAATTCTTTAGCTTTATCCTGATAAGGCACTCGTGTAGCCCATGCACTATTGTTAGGCAACATATGATCATACGGAATAAAAGGAACTTTTAATTCTTTGTCGATTAACATTGCTTTAAATCCAGTACAATCTATAAACAAATCCGCAGTTATTGTAGAGCCATCGGTAAGAGTTAAAGTTTCTATACCATCATCATTAGACTGTACACTAACAACTTCGCTAGGAATATGAACTACACCACGCGGCTTGCAATATACATCTCGTAACCATATACCAAACTTGGCGGCGTCGAAGTGATATGCAGTATCGTTATCGAATCTCCAAGCGGGCATTTCATTATTTTCATTCGTAATAATTTTATTAGCTTCGGAAAGCATTGTTGCAGGATAATATGTATAAGCATAATCGCTATTTGGAGTTTCTGGAAATTTCATTTTTTTGAAATACCAGTCGTTGATCCCGAATACAGTACCTTCAGTATGCGGCAATCCGAATGGATAGTGGAATCCTCCAGAATTTTCTTTATAAAAATCAGTGAATTTAATACTTAATTTATAACTGGCATCGCAATGCGGCATCCATTCTTCGTCTTTAATATCTAAATCGTGCAACCAAGTATTAATTTGACCAATAGTACTTTCGCCTACTCCAACAGTAGGTATGTTTGGGCTTTCAATTACATACACTTCTTTGTTAGGTAGGTGGTGTTTTAGTGTAGCAGCCGACATCCATCCGGCACTACCGCCGCCGACTACTACTATTTTGTTTATACTTGGCATATTTTTCCTCTACATTTAGCTATTCTATTATTTAATGAATATAATTGACGGTATGCTGTATTCTGAGTTAACGGCTATTCATTTTTTTTGAAATAATTGTAACCTAATTTTTCATCTATAGTAAACATGTGTTTTTCACTGAACACCCAACTGTACTCGTTGATAGTAGGATCAAATTGTTTAAGTCTGTACTGTCGTGTCATGATATTTTTCATGATCTTAAATGTTCTACTTTGTTTAAGTTTTTCCTCGGCATACGGTTTGACTTTCCTCCAAAAATCTGTATCATGCACACTACCGCCATGATAAAAAAAGCAGATTAGTTCTTCGACATCTTTTGCCATACTTGTAAATATGCCGTTCAACTGATCTTCTCTCAGAATGCCTCTCATATAGCTAACAAATAGTTTATCACTATTTTTATACAACCATAGACTGTTAGCAAACATTGGTTCAAAAAACACAGCTCTGTTACCATTTTTAAGAATTCTGCCATCTAACACCTTATCAGCATAATAAGATTTGAATTTATATTCGATGTTATCGAGATCCTGCAGATCGACACCAATCTCTTTGCTAAAATTAATTTTTGCTTGGTCAGGAGATGTGATAGTATTATTAAACAGATAACCATAACTGGTTCTTGATGTCAGCGGTACACCAAACATCCATCCATCAGGTGTTGCCTGATGCAATGTTGCATTCCACGATGCTGTATCTTTTGTGTTATGTACTAGACAATGATTAACTGGGTTATCTTTGATAACATGATAGTCGTCAAACAACGCTGGAAATCCTCTGTTATCAACAGCATAATCAAATGTATATTCTTTATCGTCGACAATAACACTTACCGAATCTCCCATGTTTTCTATGCTGGATACTGTACCTTCGATAATTTGAAATTTATCGCCCCAAATTGATTTAATTCGAGGCAATGCAAATTCTTTTAACTTAAAAGTGTTAACATGCAATGCGGCATGCCCTGTTAATACTGGAATAGTAAACGGGTTATCTCTCCAGTTTACATAATGTGTTCCGAACTTAAATGTAGCGTCTAATTCGGGCATGTCATCGAGTATATTAAAGTTTGCACCGTCTTCCAACGATTCAACAAATGGTGGATTAGTGCTTTCTCCTATACCTAGTATATTAATTTTAGGAGAATGTATCAGTGTAACAGTCCACCCGTGACTTCCAAGATATGAAAGATAATGGCATACACCCTGGATACCTGCTGTTCCGGCACCGACTACTACGATGTTTTTTGGTCGAGCTAAATCTTGTACGTTTATAGCCATTTTTTAAAGGGACATTTTTTTAATAAATTTTTAGGACGCATTGGATTAAGCGTATTAGAAATCTTCCAGCTGAGTGAAGGTTGATAATTTTTAACAGACAAACAAGAATTTACTAAATGTTCTAGTTCATCGGTTCTTTCAACTCTTTCTAATACAACATTATCTTTGAAATTTTCAGTCCTGAATCTAATATACATTAAAGGTTGCCCACGTTTAATCGATACCTTATTGTGTAACATTTCTATGCTAGGAATGACTGGCCTAAACCAATTGTAAATGTTAAACGCTCCGGGCATAGTTCTCCATGCAGGATCAATATGGTTATATGGTGGTGTCATTTCTATCATTACGGGCTGATCAGCTACAAATAACATACTAGATAACATCGATACAATCGGCGGATCTACATCGGGTACAAAATCTTGGTAATGTAAATGCACAAATGTATCATGTGCCATAGGAGGCAGATTGCTAGTTAATCTTTTATGTTCAATGTCCCATGTTAGCTCTATATCTATGTTTGAACACACCATGTAGGTGTTTGCTACGTATGTATTGAACGCAGGACATTTAGTAAAACCAGAAAGACTTTTATCCCAAGTGTCTAATTTTTTAGGAGTGATTGATAATATCTCAGCTTGACCCCAGTATACGGCAGAAGACTGATCAGTATGGGGACCACGTTCTCCCCATGGACACCATCCTACTTTAACTGCCATAATAGGTCGACCAAAAACCCATTGGGCAAGAACCGCTTCTTTTCGTTGCAGTAGCATATATAGGTTTAGCATTAGTAGTACAATGCAAGTCTTTATTATTAGGGCAAGGCTTACATATTTCAAGCCTTTCATCTCGAATGTGAATAGGCACTAACAATAATCTATCTGGAAAATGCGATCTTCTTATTTGAGGAACTGTGTTTTCAGGCATGATATCTTTAATCTTTTTTTATTCTTTTCTTTGAAACAGTAGAAACATCTGCAAAATTTGGTTTTGCTCCGGTATCCTCGACTTTATCTAAGTCGGTTCGTTGTGGAGTTGTGTTTACTAGACCCGGTACTATGCTACCATCGATCATTTTAACATCTGGGTTGTTTTCAAGGAACCATTGTTTATGTACAAAAGTTTTATAAGTCAAACATTTTCTTAATTTATTACAGCCTCGTAATGGTGCTAGCCCTCTGTGAGGAATGTTTGAATCAAATACTAGACATGTGTTAGGTTTAGGATAATATGTTGCTATAACATCTCCGGCATCATTGAAGAACTGAAATTCTCCACCCCATTCTGGATTCCATTCGGCATTAGGGAAAAAACAAACAGTCATCCAGCCATCACCTTCTTCATTGTACTGAAAATCGACATCGGTATGTATCCCGCCATCTTGCCCGAAAGTTTTTCCGCCGCAGTCTACAGATTTAACTTTAAATTGATAGTTAGCAGTAGCAGGAGCTACTTCTTCTAGTTTAGCCAAGATCTCGTACCATAGTACATCAGTACACCAACTGCTTCGTTGCATGTTCTGAGTCCAAAAAACTGAATCAGTTTCTTCATGCTTTGTAGGATCTGTAGAGCGTCCAAACAACCAACCTGGTTTGTCAACATCGCCTAATACGTTAGCAAACGTATCGGGTCTTGCAACATTGTCCAAGTAGATTATTTCTAAAGGTCGTTTGTTTTTTTCAACAATCGCAGAGTCTTGTCCAGAAGTTGGTAGTAATTCGTTATCCATATTTGTTCCCATTTGTTTAGATATTTATAACTATGTTTATTTGTTATTTTTAGTTTTGGCTTTGGATTTTTCAATGATATTAAACGCCACGGATACCCTTTCTACTTTGCTAAAGAACGGATTCACCGCATGTTTTAACTTGGCTGGAAACAGTATAATTTGTCCTGGCCGTGGCATCATATGAAAATATGTTGGGCAAGATATGTCTTCCCCGTAATAAAAGCTGATTTGCCCATAGCTATGAAATCCTACACCGGCTGTATCTATACTTTTTCGGTTTTCTTCTAAAATCTCATCAGGTATTTCCAAGTATATTACACCGGAGATTTCACCAGAGTGATGATGTGCTGGGTTAAACTCGCCTGCTTGTTGAATATTCAACCATATATCATCGGTGTCAAACGTAAATTTTTCTTTAAGAGTGTCAGGGCTTTCAGCCATGTACATGCCTAAATGTTCAAAAATATGATCCGAAATTGCTTGGTGTTGCTCAGGAGTGTCAATTAATCTTAATTGTTTTTCCAAGGCTCCTGCTAACAAATGACCCACATTTTCATTTTCATTTTCTGATAATTTTTTACAGTTTTTTAAAGTAATCAAAATATCATCTGCAATTAAGTTACTATAAATGCAAGGGCCGAATGGTTTAATAAATTTTGGATCGTTCATTTTTTCACCGATAAATCAAAAGCAATACTAAATTTTATTTCATCAGAGTTATGAGAATCGTATCCATGTAACACATCTGATCTAAATAATAATAATCTTCCAGGTACGCAAGCATATCGTGCGTGTTTGTTATTATACGGAGTATACGCAGTCGGTGGTACTGGACTGTATGAATCCATAGCATCTTTAAATCTAATAACGGCAGAATCAGGAGCTGAAATATAGAATACTCCAGAGATTAATGCATCGCCGCCCAAGGCATGATTATGTAATTCGTGATAATCATGTGCTTCTATCTTATTAATCCATGCATGAGATATTCTTAAGTCATATTTGTAACCTAGAAATTCTGCAAACATTGTTCCTTTTTCTAAAATTAAATCAAACAATTCTTTAAATCTAATATCATTCTCTATAGGGCGATCATACTGCGGAAGCGATTGGTTAAATGTACTAGTCAGCTGGGATCCTGTAAATGGTCGATTAGTAGGAATGTCGTTAGTAAATTCTTCGCAATATTCTCGATAGCGATTTAATTCTTCTATTAAATTATCATCTATGCAACTAACTACAGTTGGAAACCATTTATCAATATTCATTTCTCTACCTCAAATACAAAATTAATTACGTACCTAGAAGGAGTATTAATAGGATTAGAGCTGGCGTGCATCTGCGTCGATGGGAAAACAACAATTTTTCCAGCTTCTGGAGTTATTCTATGTGCTACTGTTAGTTTATCAACATCTTTATTAGGACTATAATGTTCATTAAAGATAAAAGTATCACCATCACTATTGTTGATATAATATATGGCAGACGTTAAATTTCTATCAGGTTCGTCTATATGGGGAATATTATAATTATTACTAGTAAAACCTACTATTGGAAGTTGATGATTAATTTTTATTCTAATGATACGGGTAATTTTCTTTCCTAACTGTTCCTCAACCATATATAATATAGGTCTAATATAAGGAAAAATTGGGTTTGTTTGTTTAGAATCTATTATATAAGATACAAACTGAGGACTATCTACTGTATTTTCGTCTATGAAAATATCCATACCTTGGATAAATGTAGATTCTTCAACTTTATACGAGGTACCTTTTTGATGTATCCATTGTAAATCTACTACAGTATTTTGCAATCCTTGTTGCCAGAACACGGGCAGTAAATTTTCTATAATTTGAACAGTCATTTTATACCTCTATACGCATTTATTACTTATTTAGGATCATAGCCCTTAACAAAATTTTCTAACAAGGTAGTCCTGTTAAAATAAAAATTAAAAGGTTCTACCGGAGCTACAAACTCATCCATTGACAACGATATATTATTCAGATTATTGTGAATTGCATGGACAATTTTTTTATGTATCACTTTGTTGTTTTCTATGCTAAGATGGCACTTACGATCATCCGGGCCTTGATACTTAAATACCCCGTAATGACGCAACTCGGCATTTGAAAAATGATTCAATGTAATTTCTCTGTTGTTAGCACATTCTTCAAATGCTGGTATAAAAATAACATTATCTAAATTTACAATATCTTTTATCATAAAATCGTGGAATGCTTTTTCTCGATCCATTGAAAAAAATTCTTCGTAATAAAGTTTTCCTAAATTTATGTTATGTTTTACGGGCCATGTGTTACGGTTAATATTTAGATGAATATCTAAATTTTCTAGATAAAATCTGCCATATACTGTAGCAACAAATATACAAACATCAAAATCTGCAATATGCTTTTTTAATTTTTGATAAGAATACCACAGGCTCGACCCATTCTTAGAAAAATTAGTAACTGAAAAATCAGTCTCTAACAACTCAGGCCATGCCAGGTAGTCATTATTATTCCATGTTGGATCAGCAAAACTATCTCCAAATATGCCTATTTTTTTAAGCATTGCCCTTTTTCAACTCACATCTAGGATCTATAAATTTAATGTTAAAACTTAGACTAACTCGATCTACATCTGTAGTATTAGTTTTTATTCCGTGATACAAATATCCAGGGAACATCAACATTCTTCCAACTTTAGGTTCGTAATTTCTTCTTCCTGACATGTATCTTCCAGCAAACGCATAGTTTGTTTCGTTACCAGGACGAGGATCTTCGAAATAAATGTTTCCGTCTGCCCCGGAAGTTTCTACATAATAACATCCGCTAACATCTGCATTTCCGTGATTATGTAGATGACCGTATTGTCCTTTTTGAAATAAACTAAACCAACTAGTTACCATATAATCTCGCATTCCAAACCCAATTATATCCATATATTGTTGCAAGTGCGCATTCAGGATAATGGGGAATATTTTCATATTATGTTTTGAAATAACATCGTCCATAAAGGTAGTACTAGAAAGATAATGTGTTGCACCCCATGATGGCTTGGCGCTAAATTCCGATGCTTCTATAGCAAGTTTAGCTTCTTCTTGAATAACACTCAGCCCTTCTTGTTCTGTGATCTCGGCAACATAAATTGGGGTAGTGTAAATATTATCTATATAAGATTCCATTATATTTTCCTTTTAATTTTCATATAGTTCTCCGCACTCGTTGCAGAGGAAAAGCGTTTACATCCAATTTAGATATAAAAAATACTAAAGTAAGTCTACTTGACGCATCAGTTCCAAAAAAGTTATTCGCGGCGTGATGTAGATGAGAGTCAAATGCAATCAATCTGTTAAATTTATTTTTAACTACAATTGATTCTTTGAATTGACTGTTACTATCATCTCTGTATTTTTTTAACAATGGTGTATTTTCTTCGGGATCCTTAAACGACACATTTAAGATTGCGGCGTTAGTTAATTGTAACCCCGGGCTAATTGGCTCATACACACTAGTTCCAGAGTCATCGCTTTCATTGAGATATACAACTCCTGTGATAAGTCTACCTTGGTCTCGGTGAACCCATCCTGTTTCATATGATTCATCAATCATATGAAAATATGCACTTGCCTTCCATCTTACTTGAGTTTCCTCGTGGTCGTAAAATATCGAAAAAAATTTATTAATAATATGACCAAACAACGCTGGATTTAGTTCAGCAATGTCTTTAGTTCTTTTTCCAGGCCATTGATTAATCGGATCAACTGCAAATTCTTGCTTAAGACCAAAATTTCTAATCCAGTCAGGATCGTCAAGAAAACTATCGACAACAGTTGTCGGTATAATATAATTGATCATTATATCAACTCCACTAGATCAAATATTGTTTGCAATTTTGTGCGTATTGTCTTTGAACTAAAGCTATTGCGTAGTCCTTGATGTAAGGGTTTCGGTGCACGGTCTACAGTTGCCCACGACCAGCCTTGATGTTCGTCGCTAAGTATCGGCACAAATTCCGTGTCTATTACACACAGGTAGGTATGAAAATTAAACACCTTGTCATTAGACACGAATGTTTCTAAGGGAATTGTTTTGATTATGTCGGGTATACTACCAATTTCTTCCGTAATTTCGCGCTGTAGACCCTGCCATGGAGTTTCGCCAACAACATTGGTACCACCAACTAGGCCCCAAGTGCCTTCATGCTTGCCGCTGGCCTTTTGTAATAACAAGAAACGTCGTGTAGATTTGGCGTAGAACAATGCTCCGCTACATACTATCCTATCCGTTACAAGACTATTCTCCATGATCCAGCGTCATACGTACCCTCAAAGCTCTTGTTCCACGAGACACCATTCCACATGTACTGAGCACTAGTGTATGTATTTGTTTGCCACACCATAGTGTCATGAAACTGACTAGAATTAAACACAACATTCCACTTGGCCCCATCCCATTCTACAATGTCGTTTGTTTTTGCTACCAATGTACCCCATACTATGCTGTAATTTGTAGCGGCAGTGCCAGGTGTACCGGTCCACTGAGTGTTTTTAAGGTTATCAACGGAGCCAATGTCTTCAACCAGTAAAAATCTTAATCCTAATTTGATAGTTTGATCAGTTTGTTCAGTGCCTGTTGGACGTAATGGATCATAAGTTAATGGATTAATAATAGCATCAAATGTTCCGGGACTGTTGGGACGATTACTACCAACAGCATTGTATCCCGTCATGTTGTCTAACTTGCCTGTGCTGTCAATTCCAGTATTGCTTACCAGCGTGTCTGGGTTCCAGTTAACACGCAGTATACTGGTATCCAATGGATCAATGGCAACGGTTCCTATCACTTCGGTATTGTCAGATTGTGTCAAATAGATACTGCTGGATCCTGCAACATATTTTCCAGGATAACTGTTAAAAATT